GCCAGCTTCATGCGCTGCGCCGCGAAAGCCGTCTAGCATTTCGTCTACAACGACAGCGCCTTCCGGCATCTCGTTGGTCAGCTCATAGCCTTCCGGGCTATCGGGCCGGCCAAGCCGCCTATATACCTCGCCCCAGTCGTCGTCGGTCGCATGTTTGCCAGGAATGGCAACCTTGTCCGCGCCAATCATAGACTGTGCGTTGACGTAGGATTTCGCCAAAGCGCCTACGTCCTGAATGTGTTCTAATGATTTATGTCCCCGGATTTCTTCGGGGATACCTGAGCGCCAATCATCTGGCACAGACTGGGCTACCTCTACGTCAGCAGAGACCTCAGCTACCTGTTCTTCACTCATCTGATGCAATTTCCTCTAATGGTTTACGGTCGCGGAGCATAGATTTTATAAACAACAACACCGTCCGCTGACCTTCTCGGTATGCTGTTTCACAGGGGTCTGTGGAAAAAGTTGAACTATGTTCACAAAATCTCACACCCATGTCCTCAAGAACGCGCTGTCCGTCCTCTGTTGAAAAGACGATTTTGTACAGCTCTATAATTTCTTCAGGCGTCATCGCCGGCAATCTCATCTAATGTTGTTCCGCTATCGTCTAGCGCTCTAACCATAGGTGCGGCGTTGCCGGCAGCCTCAGCTGTCTGCATGAGCTGCATTTGCTCCATCTGTTCTTGCTGTTGCTGCTGGCGTTGTGCTCGCAGCTGCTGAACTTCACGGTCACCGCGTACAGCTGTGGCCGGCACACCCAGGATCTTAATCAGATGCTTGGAGATACCGTCACTATCGACATAGTCCATAATGCCTGGGTCAAGCTGCGACAGCGGGGTCATCAGCTCTAGCAGCCGGGTCATGGACTGGATATCGCCCTGGCGCTGTGCTTTGGCCAATGGGCTCACATATTCGATTGTCAGGTTTTCATTTGCCATAAAGTCTGGCGCCGGCTGGTAGGCCTTCTGACGCGCTAAGATGCTATAGACGCGAGTAATCAGCGGCTGCAGCAGCTCCTGGCTCAGGCGGCCTGTAAGCGGCCCTAACAGACGCATTTTCTCTTCAGTACGCTGGACAACCTCTGTCGCTGTCATCTGCGGCCCTGTACCAAGGATGAGCTGGTCAACATAGAACGCCGAGCGGATTGCCTGCCGGCGCTGTTCTTCCATGTTCAGGCCCAGCGGGTTGTTGGCACCAATGTTGAGCGGTTCAATGCGGTCGCGTGTCCCGGAGCGGTAGAAATTAAGACCGCCTGGGATAGTCCGAACTGGCAGCATAAAGCCGTCGTCCGGCACCAGGAGCGGCGGGTCTACCTGTTTCTGAGCAGCCCTGATCGTGACCTCACTCATTTTGTTTAACATTTTGATATCTGCTAGTGCAGTCATCGCAGGGCTGCGACCATAGCCAATCTCGAAAGATGACTTGGTGTATCGTGGCGCCATGTATGGGAACTCATCAAAGCCTGATTCGGATAGGACTATCTTTTCTTCAGGCTCAATATATACAGACGCAAAAGGCTTGTTATCAGCTGTGACCTTGGTCACGTCGCGCTCTTGGCGCTCATATACAGCGTGAACTAAATTGATTTGCTCGTATGGGTTTTCAGATGCCTTCTTTAGGATTTTAGAGCTCATCTTGTCTTCGCCAAAACGCGAAACAGCTGCCCTGGCCGGCATCTTGAATTTTCTAAATACCGTATCGACCCGCCCCTTGTCATCCTCTGACAGGAAGCACTCTTTGATGTGGCGGGTACTGAAGCGCACTTGCTGCTCGTCGTCTGCATCGACAAACATCACAGCGGTGCCGAAGGTCACCAAATCCTGGTAGAGCTCGTGTATCTGCTCCTGAAAGTTAGAACGGTTGAACGCCTGGTACATGACGTCTTCGACGCCCTGCAGCCATTCCATAGCTTCGTCATCACCATTCAGATCTGGGTCGCTATATCGCAAGCTAAACCAGCTGGTGCTGCCATTGGTCAGCATACCGTGCAGCGAGGCAGCCAATAGCTCTGCAGCATGGATAGCGGTGCCATCAAAGACCAGCTCGGAGCGTTTGTCGCCTGGCGAGCGGTTTTTGGTCACGTCAGCTTTCCGTGGCACGACATAGTCGGCCACCTCTTGCCAATGTGATTCCCATGTCTGCCGCTGCGTCTCCAGACTATGGAAGCGCTTCAGCAGGATTTGTGCGATTTCGTCAGCCATTTAGCCACCTAGCAGCGTAGCTTTTTCGGTAGGAGCATCACCAATGACGCCTTTTGAGCCGGTCAGTATAGTGCCGCCCTTTTTCTTCTTTTTCTTCTTGCTGCCCATCTCGCCACCTTCGCCGGAATAAACAACGTCGTCCGGGTTGGTTGCGTCAACGACCTCAACCTGTTGCTGCGCTTTGATAGCTGCTTCCTGCTTTGCCTTTGCTTCTGCCTCGGCCTTTGCCTTGGCAGCTGCCTCAGCTTGTTTTCTGGCGGCCTCTTGCTGCGCCGCTGCCTGTTGCGCCGCTATTTGCTTTTGACTGGGCGCCCCAGTTATTGTGCGGAGTGTGCTTCCTACCGCTCGACGAATTGTTCTAACTACACCGCCCATTATTGGCCTCCTGTATTTGTTGGCTTTGCTGCCCCTAGCAGTGAGGCATATTCAATCGGCGCGTCACTTATTACGCCCTGCGCCGACGTTTTCACGTTGGTCTTTAGATTTGCTTTTTTCTTTGCCTTGTCGCCTGTCTTGTCGTCTTTTACCGCGTCCACAACAGTGTTTGGCTTAACTACTGGATCCGGCGTTACCGGCTCAGGAACCGCAACAGGTGGCGGCGGCGGTGGCGGGGGTGGTGGCATCATCACCTTTGGTTTTAAAAATCCCATTATAAACTTACTCCCAGCGGGTTGTAGCTGCTGTCCGCTATTGCTTGTGGCGGCCGGTCATACTGCGTGTTTTCTTTAATACCGACTGCCAGATACCGAAAAGCATCCGCAGCGTGGCTTGACCAGTCATGGACAGGCGTGTTCCTAAACGTCCGCAGCCTTTCATTATAAGCCCGGTGATATTGCCTAAGAGCTTCGAGGCCTGCCTTGCACTGTTCCGCATCAAACCAGCAGCGTGGTATAAGCATCTGTGCAGCATGAAGCCCATCCTCGACAGGCAGCTTGGGAACCACCCTAAAATTTATTCCTAAATCCCAGGCAGTCTCGCGCCGGCTCTTGCCGGAGCCCAGCTCCCTGACCTCAATGTCATGCGGCGCATTGTGCGTCCCATAAAAATAATCTTTTTCTGAAAGAACCTTTGCGTAATGAGGCAGCCCCTCGCCCCGGTTCTCGTAAAAATCTATAACATGCACCGCCCGGCCTACACTCTGGGTAAACCATATAGCCGTGCTATCCCCGACGCCCAAATCCCACCAGGTATCCACCTTACAGGTTGGGTCATACGGAACTGAAGCAATGCGCCCCTTTTCCTGTATCTCTTGAAGCTCTTTACCAAATACAGCCCCAGGTACATTAGCAACCCAGCTGCACTCAAATTCCTGTTCAAACTGGTCTGGCGTCATCATCGCCCTGGCAGCGTCTAATTCCTCGCTGTCCAGTATGCCGGTCTCACTCGCCCGGTAAATCGACGTATGCCAGTCGTCTTGCCCCTCAGCGGCCGTGTAAAGGTCAAAGAAGGCGTTATGTCCCCTGGGTGTACCAATAAACAACGCCCAGCCCTTACGGTCACTCAGCGCTGGCCTGATAATCTCTGGAAACAAACTTTCCGGCATATCGGCCATTTCATCCAGCACAGCGCCATCCAAATAGATGCCCCGCAGGCTGTCAGGGTTCTCAGCACCCAGCAGCTGTATCCTGGCCCCATTAGGCAAATCAGCTCGCAGCTCTGTCTCATGAAACCGCACCATAGGCACAGCCCCTGCAAACTGCTTTAGATAATCCCACGCCACAGCCTTAGCCTGGCGATAGGTAGGCGCTATGTAAGCGAAGCGCGGATTAGTCTTGCCGTTCAGCACAGCATCCCGGAGCAAGTGATTTATAGCCATCACCGTCTTGCCCCAGCGACGATGACAGACTACGACGCCCCAGCGCTTGGCCTGCAGCTCTCCGTGTAGCTGCGCCTGCCCTGGTCTTGGCGTGTAGGGGATTTCAATGTTCATGTGAGAGACAGGCTCATGTTCAGGTATTATACGTTGTAGATTCCGGCGGGTTGGTCTGGGGTGGGTGGGGGTGCCGCTCAGGATTTTGCCCACCCTGACAGGTCTGTATCCCGCACCCACAGCTATATTTTTCTAGGGCTCCAGCATGGCGTGTGCCAAGCCTGTGCCAAGCTGGTCGAGCCGGGCATCAATCTGTGAAAATCAAAAGCCGGCCTGCCTCGTGCGCGCGAGCACTGCCAACAGGGCCAGCATTTTATATATCTCAGCTAACGGCTACAGGTTCAGCATTGCCCCAGGACAGCGTGATAGTCCCGCTGCTTTGCTTGCTGTCTTCTGCTTTGTCTCTGATACCCAGAGGCTGCATCTGCCGTATGTGCTTGTCCTTGTGGTCTGCCTCTAAGCGACGACGCTGTACCTCAGCCATTGCTAGCTTAGGGTCGTCAGGCAATGGTGCTTCGACCAGGTCAATGATTTGGTCACGCATGACCTCACACTGCAATGTCCTAGCCACACGATATTGCGTGTAAGCATCTTCGTCTTCCTGTACCCAGCGCAGCACAGTACGCCACGAAGGCAGCGAGCTGTCCTCGTTGCAGATCCGCGTCAGGCTTGTGCCATCAGCTATCCGCTCGCAGATAGTTTGCATCTGCTTTTTCGTTACTCGTGTCTTTGCCATGTTAGTCCATAAAAGCGCAGGCCCAACCGAAGCTGAGCCTGCTAGTGCCTGGTGCAGCTGGCTGTGTTTGGCAACCAGGCTGCGTAAGGTTTAGTTAAGGGAGGAAAACTGAATAGCCATATGTTGTGCCATTCTATTAATATTCATACTACATTCGGTGCATTGGCGTCAATAGGCTTAACGAAAAACGTCATCACAGTCGATAATACAGCCTGACCAGGGCATCTTGATACCTTCGCTTGACTATCCTCGGGTCGTTCAATCCAAGAATCCGTGCCAGCTTAGACCATGCCGGGCCACGTTCTCTGAACGCAGCTGAGTGTGCTACAGCCCAGACAAGGCGCCTGTCGTCTGCGTCCATCTTTGTAATGCCAAGCTCAAGCGCTATCTCATACTTGGTTATCTGAACAGGTGTAGCCTTGATGATAGGCACCTCGAAGGCATGATAGCCATAAGCTGACCATTCCTGGACATACTCAGGCCATGAGCTCATCTTCTGCTTGCGAATAGCAGCTGGCAGCTTCCGCTCGGTCTCAGCTGCTTCCATGAACAGCTCATCGAGCTCTGTGATGCTTGCCCTAGCGCTGTTCATTGAGCCGCCGTTCTTCTTCGCGCAGCCAGTCATACCTGTCTAGCGGCGACATGCTGCTAACAGCTGTGAATAATTCTTTGAACCTGTCAGCGCTGAGCCTGGGCCGGAGCTTCTTGAAAACACGCCTGTGAAGCTCGTCGAGCGGCTGTTGCTTAGCTCTAGCTACAGCTGAGCTATAAGCATAGCT